GTCCTGCTCCTGCTCTTTTCCCTCCATGTGTCATTTTGAAAAAATTTGATTAATCAAGTTTCATTATATAATAGAAATTACTTGAATTTATTTAAAACATAGTTAATTGCTGCTTATGTTTTTCTATTCTTTTCATAGCTGCTTCGTAATATTCTTTGTCTAACTCACAAGCAGTTAAGTCGTATTTAAGATTATGACACGCAATTGCTATTGAGCCACTACCTAAGTGTGTGTCTAGTATTTTATCGCCTTCCTTTGCGTAATTCATTAATAGCCATTCATAAAGTTTAATAGGTTTCTCTGTAGGGTGTATTGTGTTTTGACTTATTAAAACAGCTCTATTTTTTATATACACTCTTGTTGGTTTTTGAAAGCTGCTATAAGCTAATTCACAATCTGACATTGTTAAGCCGTACTGAGCTTTATCCCATACCACCCACCCCTTAGTTCCTTTGTCTAAGTGCTCTACAAAATAATTAGCACCCCAAATAATTTGATTTTTGCTAACTCTAAATAACTGCTTAAAATATTCTTTATTAGGTATTGCGTTATCCCAATCTTTTTCTTTATGATATTTTCTATCTGACTTTTTACCTTTTTTATTTTCTTTTTGTCCACTTATGCCTATACCGTAAGGTGGGTCAACTATTGCTAAGTCAAAGTGATTATCTTGATACCTAGCCATTAGCTCCATATTACATTCGTTTGTTATATTCATTCGTATTCGTTCGGTAACATTAATCTTATACCTAAATCAGTTAAAGCCCAAACTCTTATTTGTTCTGTGTATTGCTCAAAGGCTTTAGTGTTTAAACCTGTTGTACTTCCTATTTTATTTATTGCTATTTGATTATCGTTATAACTTATCATTTCGTATTCAGATAAGAATTTAGCTCTTAAAGCATCATGCATTTCATTAGGAAAATATCCTAGTTCTTCTGCTAATCCCTGTACGATACATTTCCAATAGTAACTGTTCTGCATATTGCTTCTTGTGTTTCTTTGTTTCTTTACACTTACTATGTAGTCGTTCTCTAATTCTTTTAGGTAAGTAAACAGGCTTTGCTTATCTCTATTGTCTTTTATTACAAACTTCATTTAGTAGTCTTCATTTACTCCTCTTGTTCCTATTAGTTTTTCTTTTGCTCCTGCCCATAGCTTATCCCTTTGTTTACTTAAACTAGGTTCTGTTCTTTTTAAGTTAGGCATTCCGTCAGTTGGTTTGCTATCCATATATTTACCGCAACTACATTGAGCTTCCTTAGTTACCCACTTTTTATCTCTTAAGACTATTGTAGCTTTACCAACTTCTTTTTCTTCTTTACCACATTCGCAACTATATAGTGTCATCTTATTCTATTATTTTTAAATCCCTTCCTTCATTCTTAGCAATTCGGATTATTGTTTTAAAAAGTTTCTTTCGTTCTAAGTTAGTTTCACACCATATAAATTGAGTGTCTTTCATACCATCTAAAGTTAATTGCAAACCAAATCTAGTGCCTTTATTTTTTCCTTCTTTATATCCATATTTTTTGACTACTCCTTTCCAAGTAACTAATTCAATTGTTTCTTTCATTATTTTTTATTTGCTTAATCTGTCTAGTTCAAAGTGCAAATGATTAATTTCTTTTTGTATATCTTGTTTAGCAGGATTGTCAGGCTTATTTCCTGCACGTAAAAGATAAGTAATTGCAGTTCCTAAGTTGTAGCTATCAGGCTGAAAGTCTTCTACTACTTTTCTTGCTGAGTAACCGTACTTCTTACCTGAGTAGTAACTTGGCTCAGGATTAGCTTTATAATCTAATTCAATTGGTGGCATATTTTCTAGGTTTTTAATTAGTTTCTTGTTCTGTTTCATTTTCTAATAATTTTAATAATTGATGTGGTGTGTATATTCTGCTATCACCTGAATAATTTTCAAATATACAAGTAAAGTTATCGTTCTGCCAAGTCCAAAGACTTTTAACATTCTTTTTAATGTGGCTTTTTAATATCCACTTAATTGATTTGTAAGTTCTTTTCATGTCTATTGTTTTAGTTATGAATACGCTAAGGGGTGGAAAAAAAATAAGAAAATAACCGCTTTGTTATTTAAGTTAAGTTTAACCCTTAGCATATTCTTTATATAGTTTTTTTATTCCATCAAAGCAAGCTGATATACAAGAACCGCAATTAGTTCTGACATTGTAGTTAGTATTGTATATTGTATTATATGTTTCTATCATCCTCTTTTTTGCTGCCTGGTCTTTTGCTCTACCTGTTTTTAAGTCTTTCCACATATCTAAAATTTCGTCAACTATTTCTTGCGGTAAACTTTCAGGTGTTTCTATCTTAGTTGTTTTTTCCCATTTCTTCTGACTACAGCCCATTGGTGCAAGTCTTGCCTTTATCTTCATAAAACAACCGCAGTCTTTACAAGTTCCTGTAGGTTTAAAATAATAAACACAAGACTTACAAATAGTAATCCTATCTTCATACACTTCATTAGGCACAAAAAACTTATTCATTTTTATTATTTGTAAATATACTTTTTACTCTAAATATTGCATAACTAAATATAGGAACTCCTGCTATTATAGTCCATAAATTCGGATGAGGCTCACCACATAAACCTAAAAAATGTCTTAACCAATCAATCATTTAATTCTTTTTTAAGTATTTCTCTAACTTTATCTATTGTAGTGAATAAACTGTTTCTGCTTATTCCTGTTTTCTTTGCTAGACTGTCTAAAGTTTCCCCAGAATAATAAAGCTCAAATATCTTTTTATCGTACCAAGTTTGCTTATCTAATACTTTGTCAATTTCTTCTAGCTTTTCCCATTTGTAATTATCTTCTTTTTCTTCAGGCAAGTTATATATACTTTTATGAAAATTGTTTTGACTTGAGCTTACCATATATACCCCTACTAAATTAGTGTAGTATTTTTTATACTTATAATAAAAAGGACTTCTTACACTTGTCAAACTTCTTTTTAAGACTACTGCTCCGTAACCTTTAACACCTTTAATACCATCTTTTTCATAAATGTTTTTTAATGTATCAGGGTTCATTTGTAAGAAGTAAATCATAAGTTCCTGAACAGCGTCATTAATTGCTTCTTGATCTTGCGTAATACCGTAACACATCTTTCTAAAGAAAGTACTTAGCTTAGATATTTCTGCGTATATCTCAGTCATTTACTTGTTCTAAAGCGTCAATTTTATCTACTACATCAAAAACAATTTCACTTAAAATAGTTTTGTATGCTCTGATAGTAGTAGCGTTTCTTTTAGTTTCAAGACCAGCAAAGTAACCATTTGTTGCTACTGATAAGTTTATAGGGATAATCATTATCCAATCATAGAAGTTGTTTTCTCTTACTCCTTTACCGTAGTTGTTGTGATATTCTAAGACAGTATCTAATACGTCTAAAAAATTATTGTATTTAGATTTTGTACTTACATCTTTTACAAACTCAGTACACATAGTTATATATGTTTCAATTATTTGCTTGTGTTCTTCACTTGAGTAAATCGGTTCTATCATACGCCAAAGATAAAAAAAAGTTTACTCAATTCCTTTTTCTTTTTTTAACTTATCAACAAGCGATTTGTAATAACTTATCTTTTCTTTATATTCAACACGGCTTATCTTTACAGTTGTCCTAGCTAAGTATAGTAGTTCTTCAGCTTTTCCTTCTCCATACTTTCCATCTAATCCTAAAGCAAATTTATACTGTTCGCCCCAAGCATAAACATTACACTTGACACATTGTACTTGGCAATTCTCTTCATCAAATCTTGTAGCTAAATGTTTCCTAGACTGAAAGTGTCCGTTCTGCATTCCTTCTTTATAGTGCCTTACTATTCCGCAAGTAAAGCATTGGCACATTCCGTATTCATTTGCTTCTCTTAGTCTTATGTAAATACTAAACCACTTGTCAAGTTCTTTTTTTAGTTTGCTTATGGTTTTTACTACCATAAAATTTCTTGTATGAACTCTTGAGGTGGTGCTGTATAGATATACTTAGCTATTCTTGTATTCCTTCCAAATCTTGTTTTTTTAGTCAAAGGCATACTGTCTATATTATAGCCTTCTTTTCTATGTTTAAATATAATAGCTGAAAGTCTAGTAGCTCCATATTCTTTTATAGCTTGATAGCTTGTAATACTTCCATAAGTTTTTAAGTGCCAGAGAACTGCATCTGATTGGCACTTTACTTCTCCTGATTTAATTTTAATTGTTTTCATAGTCTACAAATTTAGTACAGAAAATTGCTTCTAAAATACAAAGTAGAATTATTATTCCCCATACAATTGTTAATATCTTCATTTTAAAAAATTTGTGTTTGTATTAATGGTTTGTAATTACAATCATATCTTTTGTTTTCTCCTTTTGGGTATTTTAAACTTTTATATTTTAATTCAGATAAAATTTTTCTTTTATCTTTTTTATTTGCTGATATAAAAACATATCTATTTTTTGGCAATATCTCTACTTTTTTTAATTCTAGCTTTTTAATTATTTCTTTAACATCTGCAACCCATTCAAATTTCAACATAACATCATCAAAAGTATCATCTAAATTTAGTAAATCTTTTAACTTAACCCAATCATCTACTTTAACAAAACTAAATCCTACATCAGTTCTAAACCAATGAGCAGCAGTATCTTTATATCCAAATATTTTATCTAATTTTTTAGCAGTCCATTCTCCTTTATAATTTCTTAGATAATTAGCTATTTCAATTTTATCTATATCATCTTCGTTTAATCTTCTTTTAATTAATGAAACATTTAACCTATTGTTTTTTTGATAGTGTCCTAAATTTCTAAAATGAAACTCCTTGCCATCTTTGTCTATGTACATACTATCATTAGAAGATTTTCCTGTATATATAAAGTTTGTTGCTTGGTATATATACCCATTATGAAACATATTATTGTCAGAAAATGAAACTATAATCTTGGGCTTTGGCAATTTACTAATACTATTGCTTACAAAATAGCTTAATGAATTTTTATCTAACCCCTCATTTACAACTAATCTGTTTAACTCTAAAACTATGCTTTTATATTTTTCCCCACAAATAGATGAAGCAAGAGTTGAGCTAGGTGGCATACCAAAAGTCAATACACCTACTAAAATAGTATCTTTAAACAATCCAAAAGAATAAGATATACTAGGAACTCTTTTAGCATAGTGTTTATATAATAACCATTCTTTGCAAAGTTCTTTTTTTATAGAAACAACTTTATATGTATCTTTTATATTCACTTTAATATCTTCATTTTAATTTTCTTATTAGCCACATTACAACAGCTGTTATTAATACCCAACCTATCATCTTAATAGTTTTACAGGTTCTTGATAAAATAAAACTTTTTCTTTTGGCTTTCCTAAAGTGTGAACTTCATAGTATGCACTATCAACTACTTTTTTGTGAGCATAAACCCACTTGTAGAATGTTCTAATATTTAAAAAAGGTTCATCCTTTCCAAATCTAACGCCCTGTCTAAATGCGTCCTGAACTTGGTTAAAAGTCATATTTCCAAAACGGTTTTCTTGTATTAAGTCTGAAGCAAATATCTTACTAAGACTAGCCATAGATTTACCATCCGTTTTGTGTCCTATCTCTATAGAAGTTTTTGCTATCAGCTCATAAACTTTTTCAGTAAGTTCTTGTATGTTTTCTTGTTTTAATGGTTTCATAAATATTCTTTTCCTTTGGCTTTCCTAAAGTGTGAACTTCATAGTAAGCATTGTCTACCAACTTCTTCTGAGCATATACCCACTTGTAAAAGGTTCTGATGTTTAAGAAGGGTTCGTCCTTTCCAAATCTTACACCCTGTCTAAATGCGTCTTGAATTTGGTTAAAAGTCATATTACCAAAACGCTTTTCTTGTATTAAGTCTTCTGCAAAGATTTTAGATAGTGAAGCTAAAGTCTGAGCGTCTGACCTGTGTCCTATTTCAACTGCTGTCTTAGCTACTAAGTCTAGGACTTTTTCAGTTAGTTCTTTTATGTTTTCTTGTTTTAATGGTTTCATAATAATTCTTTTGCTTTTTGCCATTCATTAATTTGTGCGTCTAACTTACTCATTGTTTTAGGTTTTGGCTTATCCCATTTCTTTTGATTAGTTGCCCAAGTCTTCAGTCTTAACGATGTTTTCCAAGTTTTTTTTAATTCGTATTTCATTTTTGTATTCGACTTATTAGGTTCTGACCAATAGTCAATGAATCCATTTAAAATACTTAAAGAAGCAGGTTATATAGAAGTTAAAAGAAAAGGTATTCCTGCTAAACAATATTTTAAAATAAATGAAGAACAAGTTCTTCAAAATTTAAACAACTTGTCCTTTA